AAAAGATCTAACAGAAAACACAGAGTTTAGAATCAAATGGCCACGTGGACAACTAGGTTCACTGCCCGCAGATTCTGAGCAGTTCATGATGATCGAAGATCTTTATAAGACTACAGACAAGTTAAACAAGCATATCGAAAATATGGCATTAAATAAAGTAAACATCGAGTTTTTAAGAGGACAGATGGACAAGGTACTGGTAGATATTGAAAAATTAAAAGATGCTAACAGAGACCTTGGATATACAAATGGAAAAAAGAGTAAAACAGAATGATTGAAAGTGTAGTAGCTCTTCTTATGTTCGTAAACGCAGAGATAAAGGAGGCGCGTTTGCAAGTTGATGGCATGGCACAATGTTTACGTGGCAAGCGTCAGGCTGAGAGACAATACTCAGAATCTGTGATGTACAAATGCTGGAAGGGTGAGGCTGAGTTGGAGTCTAACATTGATGGTAGTAAAAGTATAAAGAAATTAATAATAGAATAGATGAAAAATTATTTCGATATTACAAATCTAATTTTACATAAGCCAAAGTTTTTATCAAAAGAACAATGTGATATTTTAATAAAATATTATGAAGATAACAAAGAAAGAAAAGATACAGAACATTGTTTACATGCTGAAACTGGAATAGATACTTACTCTACTTTTAATGTAATAGATATTTTATATGGAACTAAGGAAAGTAATTTAGTTTCATCATCTATTGAAAAGATGATAAATATGTGGCAGGATTATACAGACGAATTTAAAATGTTTCATAAATGGAAAAGAAAAAGCATGCTATATTCACATAAACTTCGATTGATGAAATATGAAGTGGGAGCTAAAATACATCCACATACTGATCATGCACCACACGTTTATGGATCTTGTACGTTCAATCTTAATGATAATTATGAAGGAGGTGATTTTGTTTTTTTTAGAGGTAAGAAAAAAATTAAATTACAAAAAGGTGATGCTTTAATATTCCCTGCTGATTATTTTTGGGTTCATGAGGTTGAACCTATTACAAAAGGTGTAAGATATAGTACAAATTGTTTTTTACAAGACATGCCTACAACAGTGCTTGAACAAGAGGAAAATATAAGAAATAATTTATTAAATAATTATGAATACAATAAAACAGATGGTAACAAATATAACATAAAATATTAATATGAATTTATCTCGTAATTTTACACTTCAAGAACTAATTAAATCTGACACTGCAATTAGATTGGATATAAACAACAATCCTAACTCAGGTCAGATAGAAAAACTAAAAGCACTTTGTGAAAACATACTGCAACCAGTTCGTGATCACTTTGGCAGGGTCAAGGTGACGAGCGGATTCCGTAGCGAGCAGCTGTGTCTTAAAATAGGTAGCTCAATCAACAGCCAACATGCCAAGGCCGAGGCGGCTGATTTCGAATGTATGGGTACAGACAATGCAGAATTGGCTGACTGGATTAATCAGAACCTGGATTATGATCAATTGATATTGGAGTTCTATACTCCTGGTGAGCCGAACAGTGGATGGATACATTGCAGCTACACACCTGATCAACCAAGAAAACAATTCTTGCATGCATACAAATCAGAAGGTAAAACAAAATATAAACCAATAATAGGAAAGGCTAAAGATTTAGTTTAATGCCAATAGGAAGATCACAAATAAGAAAACAAGTAGAAGGTAAATTAAGAGGCGCGAGAGATGAAAAAAAGAAGAAAAAACGTGTCATCGCCAAATTATATAGCAAAAAGTCTAAGGTCTTCAAAGTTTAGTCAAAAAGTGGTACAATCCAAGAAATTGTACAACCGTAAAAAGGATAATAATGGCGACTTCAGGAACTACGACCTTTAATCTTAATATAGATGAAATTATTGATGAGGGTTTTGAAAGATGTGGGATGTCTACTGCATCAGGTTATGATTTAAGATCTGCAAGGAGAAGTCTTGATTTATTATTTGCAGAGTGGGGTAACAGAGGAATTCATTTATGGAAAGTTGCTTTACATGAAAATGCATTAGTTTCAGGACAGGCAGAATATAGTGTTAGTGCAGGTGTAAGCGATGTTTTAGAAGCTTTTGTGTCTTCAACTGCAGCTGCATCTGATAGTTCAAGCACACAAGATGTATCTTTGACAAAAATTGATAGATCAACTTACGCAGCATTACCAAATAAATTAGCAACAGGACAACCTTCACAATACTATGTTTCTAGAGAAACAACGCCTAAAATATATTTATATCAAGCACCAGATTTAAACACTTACACAACTTTAAAATATTATGTTATTAAAAGAATAGAAGATGCAGGAGCTTACACAAATGATGCAGATGTAGCTTACAGATTTTTACCTTGTATGTGTGCAGGTCTTGCTTATTACTTAGCTATGAAAAAAGCTCCACAGCTCGTACAACAAAATAAATTAGTTTATGAAGATGAACTCAAAAGAGCTCTAGACGAAGATGGTCAAAGAACATCTACATATATTACACCACAATCCTTTTACCCGAGTGGAATATAATTATGGCAAAGTGGGCTACAGGAAAAAGATCTTTAGCAATATCTGATAGATCAGGTATGGCATTTCCTTATATTGAGATGGTAAAAGAATGGAATGGCTCTTTAGTTCATTACACAGAGTTCGAACCTAAACATCCACAAATAAGAGTAAGACATAATAGAGCTGATGCTATCGCTTTACAAAATACAAGAGCGCAAAAATTTCAACAACCTACAAATAGAAGCGGTGTGCAAGCAGATTCGGGAGGTGCTTCAGTTGGAATAGCAAATCTTACTTTACCAGGAAATTTTGCATTTAATACACAAGGAACTTCAGCAATGAAACCAGCAGATCCATCACTACAAAATAGAAGAAGAGAATTAGGCGTTCAAATTGGGAAGGTAACGGTATCAGTATAATGGCTATAACATATTCAAATTTTTTAACACAAGTAAGAAACTACACTGAAGTAGATTCGAATGTATTATCAGATACTATTATTGATCAATTTATTAGAAATACAGAATTAGACGTAGCCGGTAAAGTTGATTATGATGATACTAGAAAATATGCAACTTCATCATTCACAGCCAATAAAAGATATTTAGTAACACCAGCAGATTTTTTGATCATAAGATCACTACAAGTTTTTGCAGATGCAACAATCACAAGCACAAGAACTTTTATGGAAAAAAGAGATACTAGTTTTATTTCAGAATTTAATAGTAGTGGCGCTACAGGGCAACCAAAATATTATGCTAACTGGGATGATTCTACAATTGTGGTAGCTCCTACTCCAAATATAGCTTATGGAGTTCAATTAAATTACATTGTTACACCACCACATTTTAATAGCACTACAACCACTTATTTATCACAATACCAGGAAGCTATGCTTTTACATGGTGTTCTTACTGAAGCATTTTCATATCTTAAAGGACCCATGGATATGTACAATTTGTACAAAAGTAAGTATAATGAGGATGTACAAGCTTTTGCTATTCAACAGATGGGTAGAAGAAGAAGAGCTGAGTACGATGAAGGAGTTCCAAGAATAAAAGTGGATTCACCTTCACCATAAAATTTATAAGGAGATTAAAATGGCTATAACTACTAACGCAATATGTAACTCATTTAAAAAAGAGTTATTACAAGGAAAACATGACTTTGATACATCATCAGATACTTACAAATTAGCACTATATACATCACAAGCTTCGATAGGAGCATCTACAGAAAATTATACTACTTCAAATGAAGTTGCTGCTTCTGGTCAATATTCAGCTGGTGGAGGAACTTTAGTAAACCAAGGTGTTAAAGTATCTTCAGGTGTCGCTATTACAGACTTTGCTGATTTATCTTTTACAGGAGTAACTCTTACTGCAAGAGGAGCTTTAATTTATAATACAACTACTGACGGTGGTACAAATACTACCGATGCTGTTTGTGTTCTAGATTTTGGAGGAGATAAAACTGCAACTGCTGGAACATTTACAATTCAGTTCCCAGCATTTACAACTTCTGCAGCAATATTAAGAATTAGTTAAGGAGGGTGAATGGCTCTTGTCATTAATGATAGAGTTAAAGAGACAAGCACCACTACAGGAACAGGAACGTTCAACTTAGCTGGTGCTTCACAAGACTTTGAATCTTTTGTATCTGGAATTGGTACAGGAAATACTACGTATTACTGTATTACAAATACTGGATCTAATGAATTTGAAGTCGGTATCGGTACAGTAACCGATGCTACTCCAGACACTTTATCAAGAGACACAGTCATATCATCAACTAATTCTGATAATAAAGTAGATTTTTCTGCAGGAGAGAAAGAAGTATTTTGTACTATTCCTGCTAAAAGAACTATTAGTCCAGTAATGACAGCAACAGGTTTTGTTGTCACTCATGCATCTACATTAGACGAGGTGCAAACAATGGACTCTGGAGTATTAGCAGGACCAGTAACAATAACAGGAACAATAACAGTAACAGGTAATTTGGTAATTATATAATGAGTACAATTGAAGTAAATAAAGTTAAACCTCAAACAGGAACTGACGTTCAACTAGGTGAGTCTGGTGATACGATTACAGTTCCTTCAGGAGCTACATTAGATGCATCAAATGCAACAACTTCTTTACCTGCAACTGTTGTTACTACCACTGGAACACAAACTTTAACAAATAAATCAATTGCTTCATCTCAAATTACAGGAACAATTACTCCATCAGATAATACTGTAAATTTAGATAAGCTTACTGCTTCTGGAACAAAAGATAATACAACTTTTTTAAGAGGAGATAACACTTTTGCTACTGCAGGTTCTTCTACTTTTGCAGATTTAACAGACACAACAGTTTCATCTTCTGATCCTACACCAACATCAAATAAAACTCCAGTTGGACATATTTGGGTAAACAGCACTTCAGGTGAGGCTTATATTTTGACTGACGCTACAACAAACCAAAACGATTGGCAGAACATAGGTGAAGGTTCTGGAAACATAAAATATTTTCCAGGTCTTTCAAAATTAATGCTCATAGGTGGCGGAGGCGGAGGAGGTGGCGACCTTCGAGGTGGTGGTGGTTCTGGAGGAATTTTATACTTTACTGGGTACAGAGGAACTATTCAATATGGAACTCAATACACAATAACAATCGGTGCACAAGGAGCTGCTGGAGGACAAACTTCTTGTGGTGGAAACGGTGGAGACACAACTGCATTTGGCGAAACAGCTGGAGGCGGAATTGGTGGTTGTAATAATGGTGGAAACT